TTCTACATGCCATCAGGTGAAGGTGTGTTCAAACGCCACTTCGGCTCCTTCGATGTACCGCGTTCGCCACAAGCATGGATGGCTTTGAAAACTGAAGTCACTGAGAAAGAAATGGCTGACGAAATCAAGAAAGCGTTTAAGCTGGCTAAGACCAAAGACGCTGATGCATATCATCGCGAATTCACCAAGTAATACGATTGCAAGATGTAAAGGGCTCCTTCGGGAGCCTTTTTTGTTTAGAATGTCTGCACAACAATAATAAGGACTATCATGTCAGACAAACACATCCGAGGCTTCGACCTCCTCATCGGCAAGAAGATCATTGACGTCGACTCATCATGCATCAATGTCGTTCGATTCGTCGTAGAGGGCGGCCAGGTGATCGAAATCGATTGCGATGAACAACACTACGGTATTGGTGTGCTACGTTGCCAGGCGGCGCCTGAGTGAACTAGGAAAGCAATCCCGTCATATACGCAAAAGGCTCCCAATGGGAGCCTTTTTTGTTTAACCACGTTCAATCGCTAGTTCAGCAACTGATCTGATTTGAGTTTCTTCATTTGGTGCAAATTTTGAGCCAGTCACGGTAAGTTCAGTCAAGTCTTCTGGGAAGGTGACTTTGAACTCGCGACCATCTGACGCTTTTACGATGACCACTACATCATCACCAGCATCTTCGACATCACCAGCGGTAAACTTAACAGCTTCTAGAAGACCAAGCAATTCTTTAATTAGCATAAGATTCTTTCAATATGATTATGACAAAAAAGGAGACCGAAGTCTCCTTTTGAGTTTGTTACCAAACTACCTTATCGATTAGATGAAGGATAGGTTTGCAACGTTGATACGACCGTAGTAGTCAGCGGAGTTACCTAGGCTGGTTGCGGTGTCGACGAAGGTCGCCTTGCCGTAACGAGTCATTAGGCTGACTTGTGGGTTGTAGGTGGTTGGGTCGATAACGACATTGCTTGACATCAATGGGATGTATGGGCAGTAGAAGTAACCGGTATCCATTTCACCGTTGCCACCTTTGTAACCCATCACGATTGGTTCGGTGCCCTGATCGTGGTAGATGTAGGTGTAAACTTTGATCGAACCGTTTAGGGTACCGATTAGTTTGGTGTTGTTTGGACCTTCGAAAGAACCTTGCACAGCTGGAGCGAAGACTGACTTGCTTGCTGATTGTAGGACTGAAGCAACTAGTGGGGACACCACGATGAAGTTTGCAGCACCACGACGGGTCTTACGAGCGATTTCCATCGCGACTTTGTTGATTAGCACGCCTAGAACTGCGAAGCGGTCACCAACGTAGTGTGGGGTACCAGTGAAGCTGGTTGAAGCCATGTCGAAGGTCTCAACGGTACCAGCTAGTAGACGTAGGTCGTTTAGGATTTCGTTGTCGATTTCCGACACGATTTCTGCTGATAGAGCTGAGGTGATTTCTGCTTCTAGATCAAGACCGTGCTGTGAGCTTAGGTCTTGCATTGCTTCGACGGACCACTTAGCTTGTAGCTTACGTGAGCCAGCGGTCACGGTTTGCTTCAAGACTTCTAGTTGTAGCTGACGGCCACCGAAAGCTTCGAATTCTGAGGTTGAACCTGCTAGACCGGTTGCGGTCTCAACGCCTGCGACGTCAGCGGTACCACCGGAGTAGAAGCGCTTGGTCTTGCTGTTGTTAGCGAATAGTTCAGTACCAGCAGCGATGTCGGTGTGGGTGTCGCCGGTTGCTAGACCTTGCTAGAATAGGAAGCGTAGGGAGTACGCTAGACCCACTGGACCGGACATTGGCTGAACGCCGACTAGTTCGGAAGCGATGGTACCTGGGATGATACGACGGATCATCGGGATGACGATCTTTTGGAAGTTGCTAATCGCGCCAGCAGCGGTAACACCAGCAGCAGCGGATTCGATTAGGTGTTGCTTTTGGTTCTCTAGTAGAGGAGCGACGATCGCTTTCTTCTGCTCTGACAAGCCACCTAGAAGAGCTTGTTTAGTTTCTGACCAATTTTCGAAAAGTTCCATTTAATTAACTCCTATTTTAACTTTATAAGTTATTGTGCTTTAACACCGGCGAGGCTAAGCATTCTGATTGTAGCTAGACCCTGTTTTGCGACTGGTTCTGCTTTAACTTCCTTAGTACCTTCCTCGAGAGTATCGCCAGTCTTAACGACGTTAGCGGTTTCCTCTTTTGACTCGGTCAAGGTGTTTTTCTCTTGGACGTCTTCCTTAGAATACGGCCGACGAAACGGTTGTACGCTTCTTGTAGCTTGCTCGTTTCCACGTTTTGTAGAATTAGAGCCATTTGTTCGCGCTTGACACCTGATAGTGGTGCTAGAACTTCGTCTAGTTTCTTAACGCGGTTTGCTTTCTTTTCAGCTTGTTCAGATTCGAACAAACGATTTTCTGCATCTGAAAGCTTGTCTTCTAGAACTGAAATCTTCTTGAAGAGTGAGTCTTCGTCAACGAACGACTTGTTGAATTCGGACATGAAGGATTCGAAAATCTTACGACCAAACTGATTTTCCTTGACAACTTCAAGGTCTTCCTTGAATTCTGCCATTTCTTCTTCGATACGATATTCGAGGAAGGTGTCTAGCTTGTCAACGATCTGATCTAGCTCTTCGCCTAGCTTTTCGGCTAGAACTTTCTTTTCTTCCACTAGCTTAGCAGCCATTTCAACTTCTAGATCGCGGAAAGCTGCGACGTCGTCTGAGAACTCAGCCATTTCTTCTTTTAGAAGAGCTTCGATTTTTTCATCGATGCTTTCGACTAGAGCTTCACGATCCTTGGTGTACTGTTCAACTAGCTCAGCACGGACTTCCAAAGCTAGTTCTTCACGCATCGCCTGGACGCCGCTTTGGAACTGTTCAGTGATTTGAGCTTTAGTGTCTTCGCTAAGGAGGTCAGATTCCAACAGTTTGTTTAGAATTTCTTCCATAAAAGTGTCTCCTTTTTCTTATATGATTCGACATGATTATTTATAGAGGTGCGGAAAATTTCGCGTGGATTTTTCAAGGCACCTCACACATTAACAACAATCTTGTCAAACCGTTGTTGTTAAATATTTATAGGGAATCGGAAAATTCCCCTGACATTTTTACTCGTCGTTGTTTTCGGTGCTTGACTCATCAACTTTCGCAGCGGCTGCGGCTGGGGCAGCGGTAGCTGGCGAAACGATTTCACGCATCTTCACTTGGAGATAGTTGTGGAAGTCCACGGTTGCATCTGCATCGCGGTCGTGAACCATGTTGGTTAGCATTGACTTGAGGTATTCTTTCTTGTCCATCTTGAAAACTCCTGTGTTTTATGGTATGTGGTAATGATATTTATAGCGCTAAAAAGCGCTACTTTTTACTTGAGGCGAGTGACAGTCACGCTGTCGTTCATGCCGCCCATAGTGTGTTCACCACGTACTGGCAAACGTAGGATTTCGTCGATGTCTTCCTGTTCGAAGCCGTTATCTTCAGCGAAGAAGTCAACGCCGACTTTCTCAGCCTTAGTCTTGCCTGGATAACCTTTCCACTTTACGCTAAATTGCTTAGATGCGTCTAGTGATTCGGCAAGCGCCATGGAGTCGCAGAAATCGTCTAGGAAATGCTCTAGACCGATGTCGTTGAATAGCTTCTTGATGTCGCTACGGTTAAACGCTTCCTTCTTCCAATCACCACCACGCTTGGTGATGTTCATCTCGATTTCTTGGCGATAGATGTTGGAGTCATCGAAGCCTTGTGGGGTAAAGAATTTTTTCGCGGCAGCAACAATTTCGTCACCGGTCACCGCGGTCTTGCTCTCAAGGAACATTTTGAAGGTGAGTTTGCGTGGGGCCTTCGACTCCTTCACAGTTTCCTTCTTTTCCTTCTTCGGTTCTTCTTTTGGCTCTTCCTTCTTTTCGGCTTTGCCAACTTTGATTTCCAACTGCTTCATCGCACCTTTGACGATGCGTGATGCTTCAGCTGGGGACGGATGCTCAGGAAGAGAATCCGCCATGTCGTTTAGGTGACGAACGAGCTTTGCTTTGTCTGGTGAGGACAAGCCCTCCATCTCGTCGATCATGCTTCTTACTTTTCCTGGCATCTTCATTATTTCAGTTCCTTATTATTGGTTGTCTTCGTCTTCGTCGTCTTCGGATTGGAAGTCGTTTTCTTTGTTGAAGAACGTTAGACGACCACCATCAAATGCAGCCCAAATGCCCGGCTTGATCTGAGTCTTCTTCCAACCAGTTGGAACACCAAACAGCTTCGCTAGTGCGTCCATGGTCTTGCCGCCTTCGATGACGATGATGTCACCAAGTTGACCTTGCATAGGACCAGAAGCGTGGATTTCAACCTTCTCAGAGACGGTACCTTCGTTTAGCTGCTTCGACTCGTTTAGAGTTTGAGCTGGGGTGACTGGCATACCAGCCAGTTGTTGCATACGTTGAATATCCATGATTAGTTGCGTCCAGTTAGTGCAGCGATGAACGCAGCGATTTCTTTGGTTAGGTACTTCTGTGCAGCTTGGTCGTGGATCACGGCTTCAGCTAGGGTCTTGATCTGGTTGCCGTTCTTAACAATCTCTAGGCTTTCGCGGATTGACTGTGGGTAAGCATCTGGTGCAGATGGGGTTGCGACGATGTCAACGGTTAGGAATTGGAAACCATTCACTTTGCCTTCAGTCACGGAACCACTACCACGCGAGGACACGCCTAGCTTTAGGCCACCGTCAAGTAGGTTCTTAGCTAGCACGCCCATTGGGGTGTTTAGTAGCTTCATCTTGCCGACTGCGTTGTTACCGTCCATGCGGATTTCGGTGATGACGTGGGAGACGCGCTCTAGGTTGATTTGAAGATCGTTCGGGTGATTTAGTTCACCAGCGATGAAGTGGCCTTCAGCGATACGCTTCTGTGCATAGTCAACTGCTGAGGCGATTTCGTTTAGAGGGTAGATACGACCGTTGCCGTTCTGTAGTTCGGCTTGCATAAAGATACCGTTGAGGTAATGATCTTTACCGTCGCTGGTGCTTTCTTCGATGATCTTAGCTTGGTTTGGCGCTAGATTTTCGATTAGTACGAGTTGGCTCATGTGATATGTCCTTTTGAGTTATAGTTCGGTACTGATATTTATTTCAGTACCGAACTTTTTGCTGTTTTTTAACTTTCAGCTGAAGCTTTGCCGGTTGGTGGAGCTGGCTCCTCCGCTGGTTCTTCTGCTTCTGGTTCCGCTTCAGTGTCTGCGTCGTCGGTAGGCTCTTCTTCGCCTTCCATACCCATGTCAGCTTCTTCTTCCGACTCCTCATACTTCACAGGGTCGCGGTTCTCGAAGAACGCTGGGTCGTACATCATTTGTAGATCGGTAATATCTTCAAAGTCAGCAGTTTCAGGGATGTTACGCTCTTGACGTAGCATAGCTTCGTTAGTTTGTAGATCGTCTTCCGAGTAACCAAGGTAACGCTTAAGGGCGAATCGCTTGGAGATGAACGGAACTTCCTGCACGGTGTTGAAGGTATTAACCAAGTCAGCATCCAACGCAGCTTGACGATACAACGCGAAGTTCTGCGGGTCAGGCAATTTCAGCTTAAACAGATTTGGATCGACTTTGATGTTTGAGTGGTCCAAGTAGACTTTGAACTCGTGGTCAAATACCTTCTCCAACTTGTTTTGCAGACGCTTAACGAAGTTTGCGAAACGCAATTCTTCGATGTATGCGATACCAACCTTACCGTCGTTAGCCTGTGCGCCTTGCGCATCAGCACCCTTCATGTATGAGGTTGGGATACGTAGACCACGGAACACTTTCTCTTGGAAGTATAGCAAGTCACCGTTCTCACCTAGCTGATCGCCGCCTGGTAGGGTTTCAACGCGTGAACCACGACCATTTGCTGACGTTGAGAAGAAGTAATCTTCTGCTGCCGAGATTGGGTTGTAGACCGAGTCAATCGAATCTTGTCCGTCTTGACCATTTGGAATACGCTTCTGGCGAACTTCGTTCTTCACGCTCTCTAGGTACTGCTTCACCTTGTGGGCTGGCATGTTACCGGTGTCGATGTAGAACACGCGACGTTCTGGAGCACGAACCACACGATAGATAACGATCGAATCCTCTAGCAAGCCTAGCTGTTTGAACGCTTTGGTCACGCACTGTAGAACTGATTCACCGAACGGTGCCGATTCACCCATGTCATCTGACAAGGTAAAGTGGACTACACCTTCCTTAGGGATCACTTCGACTTCGTCGTATGAACCCTTCTTGTTGTCATTCTTGCGAAGGTGGTATGCCACGATTTCGCCTTTGTTGTCCATCTCGATACCAATCACTTCACCTGGCTCGACGAACACCCATTTCTTGTGGTCGGAGAACTTACGGAAGAAGCAGTCACCGTACTTAATCGCATAGCGCGCGGTACGGAAGATTCGGTTCTCCAAGTCTTGCACATCGGACCAGTGACGCAATGCAGCCTTAACAGTCATGACGATCGACTCTTTGACTTCCTTGTTGTCGTCGTTTTGGTAGTGAATGTTGAATGGAAGTTCCGACTGATCGTCCTTTGAGGAAATTTCTTCAGCGATCGTGTCGAGTGCGCGAGAAATATCGACGTCGGTATCCATCGACTCGTATTGCTTGTATCTGGTCATACGAGTACCAGCACCCTTCATGACTTGGGTGTACCAGCTGAAGTTTGCAATCGTAGCTTCGTTATTCGCGTCATAAGAGTCACGAGCAACGTATGCATCCTTTGGTGGGGCTGGCTTAATTATTTTGTAGTACTGAGTCCACTGTCCCATGTGCCTCCCTATGTATATGTTATATGGATTTATTTATCAGCCCAAAAATGCCGACATTACATCGGCATGTTTAGGAATGAGGATAGGGATGGAGCAAATCCATCAGCTCCCATCGGTTGTGGGCCATTGCCCATACGTTGACGTGTCGACATCAGTTGCGAATCCTTCTGCGCAAGCTGGAAGCTCTTGTCAGTCAGTTCGACTAGCGATGTCATCTTGTCACGAATTTCGGTCAACAAAGTTTCTTCAGCTGAACGAGGTGGAGGGGTTGGAGTAGTAGAAGAACCACTGCCATTACCGCCAGAAGCGCCGCCTGGGGTTGTCGAAGCTGCACCAGATGGATTATCAACTGATGGAGTTCCTGATTGAGCAGGCGCTCCCTGAATACCTTGTGCTGCCAACTGGTCACGAGTCAGAGCCTCACCATGTCTATTTACGAGACCCAAATTGTCTGGAGACGCTTCGTTGGAGGTACCTTGAACACGATCAGCTTCGCCATCAGTGCGGCGATCCATCTTGCTCTTTTCCTTCTTATCCTTTTCTGCCTTCTTCGCTTCACGTTCCTTACGAGCTTTAGCTTCCTCTTTAGTATCAAAGTCTGAATACTTGGTGTCTGTTGATGCAAAGCCAATCAGACCTCCGTTTGCCGATTCTGCTTTCAACTTTGCAAAGCCTTCACGAGCCGCTTTACCACCAGCCCAGTCAGGAATCAGGTTGATCATGCCCTCAATCAAATCAGCACCGACCTTGATTGCACCTTTCATCAGCGCAGTGCCAATGAACTGAACGCCTTTGATCAAGCTACGAAGGATTGTATTTACGAAACCTCCGTCGCCGCCTTCACCAGAGAATGCAGCAATCCATGTGGATGGACTCAATGCGTCAACGATTGCACCGCCGATGAAGCCCATGACCGATTTGAACGCGCTATACAGTGCAGGGATACCGTTGTTGACAACCCATTCAACCGCACCTTCAACTTGGTCAGTGATGATGGACACGCCTTCAGTAGCAACGTCATGCATCAAGCGCGCAGTCGCATCGGTCGGGATCAAACCAAACGATAAGGTGTTCAACGCACCAGCGATACCAGCAGAAATCTTTTGCGCTGATGTTACCGAAGTCTTGCTAGTGTCCACACCAAAGATTTCAGCAGAACGATCCACCGCGTCAAATGCGCCTTTCAAGCCTTCGATTGCTCCAACTGCTAGACCGATTAGTGGAATCGCTTTCGAACCTAGGGACATTAGGCCACCAAGTGCTTTGCTTGCGCCACCAGTCACCGCACTGGCTGCACCCGATACCGCACCAGCAGTTGCTGAACCGACACGACCAATTGCGCCGATGGTTCGGCCTGGTGCAGAGTTCATTGCTCGTTGTGCAGCACGATCACCGAAGCCGTTTACGCGATTTGTAATCTGCGTGGTGCGCTCATTGATACCTTGAACGATAGCATGACCGCGACGACCAGTACGCTCACGAGCATCATCGATGCGATCCGCAAGGGTTCTACGCGGTGGTGGTAGTGGTGGGCCTTGTAGCTGGTTATCACGTTCTTGACGCTCACGAACTCTTTCAGCATTGCGACGTAGACGTTCTTGTAGTTCGCTAGAGCCAATGCTTGTGCTATTTTCTAGGCCAGCCTTACGACGTTCCTTGAATGCCTTATCTGCCCTGATTTGACGAGTAAGTTGATCGTGGCCAGCAAGACCTTGTTCTTGAGCATATTGCTTCTGTGACCAGCCATGCTTCTTAGCAACTTGGGTCATTTGCGATGAGAAACGATCTGGCTCTTGAACGCTGCCGCTTGCGCCATCGCCAGGTTGGCCAGCTACAGTCTTCTTCTTTTTGGAGCCAGAGCTGCCGCTGCTGCTAGAATCTGATCCGCTAGACTTCTTCTCTTCGTCATCATCTCGCTTAATGCGTTCTGGCTCAGTCTTCTTCGCGAAGTTCTTCATCAGCAAGTAGCCAATACCAAGGACACCAACAAGAATCTTGGTCAACGGGCTTTCCAACACTCGCGCCATCGTTTCGATCTTAGCTGATGCATCAGCGATCGCTGCCGGGACACGACCTAGGGCTTTGTTGGATTCAACTTCCTCTGGCGTTAGGCCACGATCGAGATTACCCTCACGCATGCCATCCTTCATACCGTTGATGGCAGTGGAAGCTTCATCCGCAAAGTCTGCTAGAATCTGCGCATTTGGATCATTACGACCTTGTAGGCTGTCAGACTTCGCGGTCAACTCACGCGCATAGTCAGCCATGAACTTCGCGTTCTCTGGGTCCTTCAATGCCGAACGACCTTGCTGCATGATCGATGCAGCCTTAGCCGCTTTAGCAGGGTCCATACCAACCGCGTCGGATGCAGCCATCAAGCCATAGCTGGCTTCCATACGATCAGTCCACTTTGAGGTCTGAATCTGGTTGAAGTTCTTGATGACACTAATTGCTGCTTCGTTGGTCAAGCCCATAGTGACTAGACGCTTACGTTCCATATTGATCGATTGGATCATTTGGACACGTTGCTGCTTGTTCAAGCTAGCCATAATCTTGGTGGTATCGTTCTCAACCAAGATCGCTTTGGTTTGCATCGCTAGTGCTTCGATCGTTTCGCCAGTCACAGCACGCATATCTTCGTATGCAGCAAGCTGTTCAGCGGAAGCCTTAGCCAATGCTTGTTTGTTCTTTACGTCGACGCCAGTCAAGAAGGCGTTCTGGCTGATGATAGCCGAAGTCTTCGCTGCATCTTGCGCGTTCAAGCCAAGTTGCATCAACGATGACTGTGATTCTTTTAGTGAATCGGTAAAGCCACGAAGACCCATCTTAGCGACGAGGTTCATGTTGGTTCGAGTAATCGTGTTCAGTGTCTCAAGCGAGATACCAAGCTTGATAGCCGAAACGGACATCTCAATGAATGCACCACCAAAGCCAGCACCAGCGTTCTGCCAGAACTCAGTATATGCTTGCTTGACACCGCTGACCATAAGCGCAACAGAGCCTGCAAAGGTCGCTGCTTCTTTAGTGAAGGATAGACCAACCGCATCAGTAGCTTTTTGCACACCGTCACGTAGACCATCAGTCACACGGTTTAGGGCGCCAAATGAATTTGAGGTGCGACGAATGGAAGTACGAATGGTGTTTGCGTTGCGAGCTTCACCGTCCAGAATTTGAGCAGCACGAGTCAATTCGTTTTTACGAATCATCTCCTGAACGTCTTCCGATAGCTCCATCTCTCTATTAAGCTTGACTAGAGCCTCGCGGAGCTTATTGTGATCGGTAATGCTTGTTAGCGAGATTGCGCTATGTTCTTTTAGGACATCGCCGTACTGGCTTAGGAACTTACCAGTCTCTTCCAGTTTCTCTTCTAGGAACTCTAGCTTCTTACCAGCGTTCACCATGGATTGACCCATGAATGTTTGGTGGCGGATGCTGTTGTTGATTTGATTGACTAAGCTTCGTTGAGCGCGTCCAGTCAGCTTCTCATTGTTGATGATGCCCGCAGCCAAATCGTTCTGTGCGCGGTATAGCTCGTCAAGCGATTTGTCAGTGTTGCTGAAGCCACGGCGGAGCTTGGTGATTTCCTTTTCGGTGTCACTGATCGACTTGTTGAGTTCCTTTAAACTCTTTTTGGTTGCTTCGGTGTCGAGTTCGGTCTTCTTCTTGGCACGACCACCGCCGCCACTGGTGCTAGAGCCAGGGCGCCCTCCACCATCGTCCATCTTGTTTACTAATTGATGAATTGTACGGCTCAAGTCATTGATGACTCGGCTGATATCAGGTGTTCTATCAGAACTCGCCATTTGTATGCCCTATTGGAGTAGTTAAGTCTATGTCATATTTATTGGAATTTGGCCATTCTAAAAGTTGATAAATATTCACATGGCCAATCCAAATCACAAAACATCCGCAAGCAAGAGTGGTCAACTCAAAACTGAAGACTTAGTCTTCGATCCCAAGAAAATGACCTTCAATGACTACGTTGCACAGAATGCAGTCATGTTCCTTCCGGGCATCAATACGAAGATGCTCACGATGGGAGGATTGAAGCTAGGGCTACTTCCACCATTGGCTCAAGAGTATTTCGTACGATGGCTCTTCGAAGTCAACAGGCGGCGCCTGGAACAAGGCTTGGAGCTGATGGTGACGTATGACATCATCAAGCAGTGCCCTCTATGGAAGGTCATTCCCATGCCGTATCGCAATATCAAAATGGACAAGGAAACTGTTGCTGCCTTGGACAAACTCATACCGCCTGAAAAGAGACTCAAATTTTCGGCCATCAATA